AACCAAAGTGAACTTTCCACCATTCCAGCATTGGAAGTATGACAAAAAAGGCAACCTAATATGTGTGGGCAAAAGTCATTGGCAGGGTGGAATGGAAAACGGCAAATTCGATAAAGACACTGGCAGAGCCACAAATGAGTTAGCAAAAATGTGGATGAAACTGTGCGAACGTTATGGCACCAGAGGTAACGTGAGAGGTTACACTTATAATGATGAAATGCAAGGACAAGCCATACTGCAATTGGCTCAGATTGGTTTACAGTTTGATGAATCAAAATCAGACAATCCGTTTGCTTACTACACAGCGGCAGTTACAAACTCATTTGTTAGAATTATTAATATCGAAAAACGTAATCAAAACATAAGAGATGATATTTTGGAAATTAACAACATGATGCCCAGTATGAGTAGACAGACTTCGGGCGATACGGGTGCACCAAAATCAGCGGCAAAAACCAAAGTTAGCAAAAAAACAAAAAAGTAGTTGACAAATACAACACTTTCGTGTATTCTTAAGAAAAGTAGGAGATTATTTTGTTCAAAAAATTAGCAGTTTTCACCGATATTCATTTCGGATTGAAATCCAATTCTAAATTACACAACGATGACTGTGAGGAATTCGTTGATTGGTATATCGAGTTAGCAAAAAAACACGGATGTGAAACAGGATTATTTTGTGGTGACTGGCATCACAACAGAAACAGTGTGAACATAACCACTATGGATGCTTCCATAAGATGTTTAGAAAAATTAGGAAAAGCATTTGATAACTTTTATTTTTTTCCAGGCAATCATGATTTATATTACAAAGACAGCAGAGATATACAATCTGTAGAATTTGGCAGATTTATTCCAGGAATTACCATGGTTAACAAAATTACAAAAATAGGTGACACTATATTAGTGCCGTGGTTAATAGACAATGAATGGAAAAAAGTTGGCAACATGGAATGCAAATATATGTTTGGTCACTTTGAATTACCCAACTTCTTTATGAACGCAATGGTGGAAATGCCTGACACAGGAGAGTTACGAGCGAGCGATTTCAAAAAACAAGAGTATGTGTTCTCTGGACACTTTCATAAAAGACAGGTCAAAAACAATATTCATTATTTGGGCAATCCTTTTCCACACAATTATGCAGATGTCGATGACGATGACCGAGGCATGATGATATTAGAACATGGCACAGAGCCTGTTTATTTCAACTGGGATAATTGTCCCAAGTACAGAAATGTAAAATTAAGCACACTGTTGGACAAAACCAAAGAAATTATGAAAAAGAAGATGCATCTACGAGTTACATTAGACATAGACATCAGTTTTGAAGAAGCCAGTTATATCAAAGAGACTTTTATGAAGGAATATAATTGTAGAGAAATGACATTAATCCCAAGCAAACAAGAAGAAGAAATAAACACAGAACTTGATATCACAAAATTTGAAAGTGTGGATCAAATTGTCTCTAAAGAAATTGAAACAATTGAGTCTGATGCATTTGATAAATCTGTTTTGCTTAAAATATATAGAGATTTAAACAATGATACTGATTAAAACACTTACTGTAAAAAACTTTATGAGTGTGGGTAATCAAACCCAAGCAATAGACTTTCAACAAAAATTGTTAACATTGGTGTTGGGTGAAAACTTAGACATGGGAGGTGATGATGCAGGGTCACGTAATGGTACAGGTAAAACCACCATTGTTAATGCACTGAGTTACGCATTGTATGGTGAAGCACTTACCAAGATACGTAAAGACAACCTAGTGAACAAAACCAACGGCAAGGCTATGTTGGTCACAATAGCATTTGAAAAAGATGGTGTAAATTACAGAGTGGAGCGTGGAAGAAAACCTAATGTAATGAAATATTACATAGACGATCAAGAGCAAGAATTATCAGATGTCAGTCAAGGCGATTCACGTAAAACACAAGAAGACCTAAACAGAATGATTGGAATGAATCCAAAAATGTTCAAACACATTGTGGCTTTGAACACATACACTCAACCTTTTTTAAGTTTACACAACAATGAACAACAAGAAATAATTGAACAACTATTAGGAATTCAGTTGTTGTCTGAGAAAGCAGACATCTTAAAAACACACATCAAACGTTCAAAAGAAGACATAGCACTGGAAACAGCACGTTTAGAAGGTTTAAAAATTAGCAATGAAAAAGTAGAAGAGACAATTCACAGTTTAAACAACAAAAGCAGTGCTTGGCAAAATCAGAACACCACAGACATAGAAAAATTAGAAAAAAACTTAAAAGAGTTAGAAAGTGTAGACATTGATAAAGAATTAGAAGCACATCAAAAATTTGAAGATTGGACAAAACTGAACGATGCGTTAAAACAATTGCAAAAAGACAGAGCTGGTTTGGAATCGACCATCGAACAAGCAGATAAGACAGCAAAAAAATTGTATGATGATCTAGAAAAACTTAATCACAAAGCCACTTGTTATGCTTGTGGTCAGGATCTGCCTCAAGATAAAATAGAACAAATGCAGAAAACTTTGGAAGAAGAATATGGAGAATCCAACAGTTATGTGATGGAATTAGCACAACAATTGGAACAAACTGTAAAAGACATCGAAGCAGTGGGCGATTTGGATCAAAGACCCGACACATACTATGATACCATAAAAGAAGTATATGATCACAGACAATATGTGGAATCAATCAACACAGCACTTGTTAACAAAAAAGAAGATGCTAATCCATATCTAGATCAAATAGATGAATTAAAAAATCAAGCAGTACAAAAAATAGATTGGGACACAGCAAATACACTGCAAAAATTAAAAGAACATCAAGAATTTTTACACAAACTGTTAACAAACAAAGATTCCTTCATAAGGAAAAAAATAATTGATCAAAACTTAACCTTTTTGAACAACAGGTTAACTCACTACTTGGATCAATTGGGTCTTCCACACTTGGTCACATTTAAAAATGATTTAAGTGTGGAGATCACTCAACTGGGACAAGAACTAGACTTTGACAATCTGAGTAGAGGTGAAAGAAATAGATTAATTTTAGGTTTAAGTTTTGCTTTTAGAGATGTATGGGAAAACTTGTATCAAAAAATTAACTTGTTGTTTTTAGATGAATTGATAGATTCTGGTATGGATTCAGCAGGAGTTGAAAGCAGTTTGGCTATTCTAAAAAAAATGAGCAGAGAATCAGGCAAAAACATATTTTTGATATCTCATAAAGATGAATTAATGGGCAGAGTGAACAACGTGCTTAGAGTTGTTAAAGAAAACGGCTTCACAGCATATGCCAACGATGTGGAAACAAATGACCATTCAAGATGATACTCACGACAAACTGACCCAAGCATACATGGCGTATTTTAAAGCAAACGAGTTGTTTGCCAAGAGGCAAAGCCTTGCCACAAAAGTTGCCGCTAGATTGGCACTGGCAGAAATTAGAATTTTGGCACGTCTTAGACGTAAAGAGCTAGAAGAACAATATAAAGTGTCCAAGATCCACAAACAGCAACAGCGAAAAAAATAATCAGTAAGTATGTCCATATGCCATGGACTTATCAGGGTAAACCCATTCAAACATTGCCGGAAGACTGTGAAGGATTTGTGTATTTGATCACAAACACAACCAATGGTAAACGGTATGTGGGTAAAAAATTAGCAAAATTCAAGAAGACACGTCCGCCACTTAAAGGCAGGATAAACAAACGTAGAAGCAAAGTTGAATCTGACTGGAAAGAATATTGGGGTTCCTCAGATCATCTGAATGCTGACGTGGCAGAATTAGGCGAAGACAAGTTTACAAGAGAAATATTGTACATTTGCAAAACTAGAGGCGTAATGAGTTATCTCGAAGCTCGGGAACAATTCGAAAGACGAGTATTAGAATCCGACGAATACTACAACGGTATCATCAATGTAAGAGTTGGTGGTTCAAGAATCCTAAAAGAAGAACTTAAAAATTACAACAAGGCAATATAGCAACACAACTGATCGTAGATCCAGGAAATGCATTTGAAACATAATGGTGAATCCTGAGTTGCAAGGAAAGTGCTTACTAAAGGCATAAAAGAAGATGCTCTGTGAAAAAGATACAACATCACAACTGCTCACTTTGTTTGTGAAGGGTGCCGCAGTTGACCGTGACTGATGAAGTCTGGAATAGGGAGTTGACGGGTTACCGCTTCCGCACAAAAGTTCCTCTCACAAAATGGCAGGCTAGTCTCGCATGATGTCTACATACTTTTCCCGTTACTGGGTGAAGTATGGATCAACTGTCTGCATGATGACAACATAACTTCGTTATGTAATTGCTTAAATGCTTGAGCACAAGCGAAAAGCAGAACGACGTGAGTCGTTCTTAAACATTAGGATCAAATGATTCACAATCCAACCACACACTGACATCTGGTTCCGCTGACGCAACGTGTTTCAACTTGGTGTGACTCCAGTTTCTAATCTCTAATTCTTTTAATACTGATTCCGAATACACATGAACAACATCTGGTTCCAATTTCAATATCTGTTTGATGGCTGAAGGATCTGGTTTCGATTCGTAAGTCTGTATGGCAGTAACTTCTGGTATGGCACGAAAATCTCTGGCGTACTTGTCTCCGTGGAGCCAAGTGAGTGGGCCTGTGTTTTTGGAACGCAGTTTTAAATCGTTGGCTGTGTGTCGCCAATGAATATTATTTTCTGCGAAGCCCGCCGCCACAAGGCGGTTATAAGTCTTGGATCCCACCGCATACACTTTTTGTTCCAACAGTTCTGACAGACTGTGTGCATAATGATTGATGGCTTCGATGTGGGTGATGATCAGTGCTTGTGCATCTGCAGGAGAGTGTTCAACGGTGGCAGTTTTAAGACAGGGAATCCAGAGGTCGTCTTCATCCAGCTCTTGGGGTCGCACAATTTGTGTGTAAATTTGCATATGTGAATTATTTAGAACGACTGTGTCATTGATTAAATGGTGCTATTTGGTTTTAGACACCGTGTGTGTGTATTTTTTTATACTTTATATAGTGTGTGATGTGTTAAAAGAACGGTTGTCCTGTTTTTTTGGCAGTGTCTAGGTTTTCTTTGATCACGCCGCCCATCACTTCTCTATCTTCATGGCAGGTGGCATACATTTCATCTAGTGTAATCGATCCACGCATGAACCATGCCAATTTGAATAGATCAGATTTGAAATTTTTGATTTCGCCTTCCATATCTGTTGTGAGTTTGATAATGTCAGAACTCGGCAGTGTTGCGATCTTTATACGAAAAAATTTGCTGAATCAAATGCTATAGGTATTGTGTATTCGGCAGGTGCTCCGTTCTTAATTTCTTCTTCTGTGGAAGTTGCTTTTTGAGGTTTTAATTGAAATGCTTCTCTATTTTTTTCTAAATGCTCCATAATGGAACTGAAAAATTGTTTGTCAGTATTATCCAAAAACTCTGCGATTTGTTTTATATCTGATACAGTCTCGCCATCCACAGTGATTGATGCTATTGTGTTAGCCACCATGCCTATACTTAAATTGGTTAATTTTTTAAAAGTTTTTTGGAACTGTGCTATTTTTTCCTCATCATTCATTTCTGTATCATCCACAATCTTTTGAATTCTTTGCTGTTCGAATGTTTGAATTGCACTATGAGTGAACTCTTTGTAGGTTAAAGGTTTTGTTTTTACTTCCATGTTTTGGTAAAAAAATGTATCATTGTATTGTGCTGACAAGATTGAAGACAAACTATCCTGTAAATTTAATACTAAGTCTTTTTCAATTGATGTGCCTGGCACTTTGATTGCCACAGTCATGCTGGTTCCGTATGTGGCCATTCTGATAGTCATCAATGCCGCATCGCAATCTATCGAAGGCATTTCCCATGCATTCTTAATTGATGGTATACAACTCTGTATCACTGATACTGTTGCTTCGCCATTCAGCAAAGCGTCTGGAGTTTTTAACAACAGTTCGTCTTTGGCTGTCATAGGATACACAGCAACTTCTCCTGATTCAGGAACTTGAATAGATCCTTCAGAATAGAATTTATAACCACTTGGCAATTTTACAAACTGCTTGGGCTGTCTGTAATACTTCTTTAAAGGATTTACATTCTGTCCTGGTTGTGAATCTGTCATTTTGTTCTCCATAAATACTAAAAAACTTAAATTATGTTATTCTTAATATACACATATTTAGTAATGATAGATAAGTGCGTACTTAATGATTGGCATTAAATACAAGTAACAAGGATTTTGGTATTACATAATGGCAATGACGATTGAAGAACTTTTAGAAAAAACAGATGGCAATGGGGGAATTGCCAGCGAAGACACTGCCAAAAAAATACTGAAGGCTTTGGGTGGGTCTGGCGGCGGTAGCAGTAACAGTGGTGCTCAACGTGAGTTCACAGAAGAAACCAAGAAAACCAGCAAATCAGTTGTTGTATTCAAAAAAGTTTTAGGTGCGGCAGGAGCCGGCTTTGAATCATTAACCAAAGGTGCAGACGGATTGGTTGGTGGATTTGGTGTTCTATCACAAAGCACCACAGGATTAAACAAAGTATTTTTACAATTCACAGCCGACCTAGCGGCAAGAGTATTTGAAAACGTTGACACTTTCAGAAACTTGGCAGAGATAGGAGCCAACACAACACAAACAGTCAGCGATTTCAGACGTATAGCAGGCGACGCCGGAATAGACATGACAAGATTAGCCCAGGCATTAATGAGTGCCAACACATCACTTGCTGGTTTTGGCGGTAGTGCAAACGAAGGTGCAAGAAGATTCAACACAATAATGACATCACTATTACAGAGTGATTTCAGAAAAACAATCGCAGGTCTTGGATTTTCTATGGAAGACATCACAGAAGGCTTTGCTGATTATCTAGACTTACAGACTACTCTGGGTAGATCTCAATCAATGAGTAATTCACAGTTGGTTGCAGGCTCGCAAGAATATCTATTGAGATTGGACCAATTGTCAAGATTGACTGGATTGCAAAGAGATCAAGTGAAAGATGAATTACAAGCAGTGGCAGATGCTAGAGAGTTGCGTTTGATTTCAAACAGTGAAATAGAAGCAACCATGGTAAGGGTCAAAGCGGCGGCACCAGAAATGGTGAGTGCTGTTACAGGATTGTTAGCAAAAGGATTTCCAGAAGGTGGAGAACAAGTTGGTATATTTGCTGTGGAAGGTGTACGTGAAGCAGTGTCGGCATTGAGAGATGGTGTGCCTGGCGCAAGTGATCAGTTCATTCAAGCACTGGCACGTAACGGTGAAAGCATTGCCAACATGGACGCAGGTCAGAAAAAATTAATTGCTACTCAACTAGGTGTGGGCAATGAATTTTTCAATGTTGCGGCAGATTCTGTAAAATTTAGAAAATTCTTAGGACAAAGTACAAGTGCCATCATAGCAGAACAAGAAGCAAGAGCGGCAAGCACTAAAGGTGCAAAACAATTTCAGAATGCCAGTGAAAACTTGCGTTCAAAATTTCAAAAATTATTGACTCCATTCCAACAAGGAGTTGATATTATTATAGGTGGCTTGGCAAGCATAATTGGTCCTAAATCTTTTATTGCAACCACATTAAATGATTTAGGAACGAAATTTAACGATTGGTTCGATGAGTTGTCAACAACTGGCAAAGTGGCAATGGGAGGACTATACATTGCGGTAGGTCTAGCGGCGGCGGCATTGACTGCATTTGCCGCCAAGAAAGCCGTCACAGGAGTTTCAAGTTATCTAACAGGAGGCGGACCGGGAGGTGGAACGAAATCTATTTTAGGAAAAACTGGTGCAGGCGGTGGAGGTTTACTAGCCGGCATGGGTGGCGGATTAAAAGGATTAGCAAGTGGTTTGACAGCAATGGCAAATCCAGCGACTCTACTAGGTGCGGCGAATTTAGGATTGGCAATCACGGCAATAGGAGCAGGTGTTGCCGCGGCAACTTTCTTAATGGGCGGAGCATTAACAAAGTTTGCTGATGGATTAAAAAGTGTAGGTGAAGTGGATGGCGGTAATTTAGTACAGGTTGCCAAAGGCACTTTGGCTCTGTCAGGCGCAATGGTTGCCATGGGAGCAGGCAGTGCCGTCGGTACTGTTGGTGGCTTTATGAGCAGGATTTTCGGTGGAGGATCAGAAAACTTTGCCAAAAACTTGAATAAAACACTAGATGAGCTTGACAAAAGCAAAATAGACATGTATGCTAACAGTATAGAAAATTTAGGAACGGCAATGACAAGTTTAAGAAGTGGAATGATGGGAACAACAACAGCATCCGCATCCACAACAGGAGATAAATTGGATCAGTTAAATAACACTATGGAACAAATTTTGATGGCAATGAGTGATAACAATCGTTACAGCAGAATAACATCTCAAGCAACAACAGAAATGACAGATACAGTATAATGAGTTGGAAAAAATATTTTACAGAAGTGCCACTCGGTAATGGTACAAGCGGAATGAATTCACCATTGGGTGGAAAAGGTGGAACGGCTGGACCAGCCAAAACAAATTACTCATCATTTCTTCCAGATGTTTACAGCGGTGCACCTAACAGAGTTGAACGTTACGGACAATACAATGTGATGGATATGGATTCAGAAGTGAATGCCGCATTGGATATCCTAGCAGAATTTTGCACACAAAACAACACACAAAACAACACACCTTTTAAATTTGAATACAATCAGAAAGCAACCAACACAGAAATACAAATCATAGAACAATATCTGCACCAATGGTGCAAAATGAACGATTTTTCTAAACGTGTGTTTAAGATCCTGCGTAATGTGTTCAAGTATGGTGATGCATTTTTTATTAGAGATCCAGAAACAAAGAAAATGTTTCATGTTGATCCATCAAAAGTAACTAAAATAATTGTAAACGAAAGCACAGGTAAAATTCCTGAGCAATATGTTATAAAAGATATTAACTTTAATTTTAAAAATCTTGTGGCAACAACACCTCATCAGACAACAGGCAATGTAACAGGTGGCGGCTCAGGATATTTGACTGGCGGAGTAAGAGGAGCAACTGGCGGAAGTGTGAATCAAGACTCTCCAGGAACAAGATTTGGCACAGGACAAAGAGAAATTTCTGTTGATGCAGAACACGTTGTGCATTTAAGTTTATCAGAAGGACTGGACAACAACTATCCATTTGGTAATTCACTGTTGGAGAGTATTTTTAAAGTTTACAAACAAAAAGAATTATTAGAAGACGCAATCATAATCTACAGAGTACAAAGAGCACCTGAAAGAAGAGTGTTTTACATCGATGTAGGTAATATGCCAAGTCATTTGGCAATGCAATTTGTGGAACGAGTTAAGACTGAAATCCATCAAAGACGTATTCCTTCATCCACAGGTGGTGGAGCAAATGTTGTGGACTCTGCATACAATCCACTATCGATTAATGAAGACTATTTCTTTCCGCAAACAGCAGAAGGAAGAGGATCTAAAGTAGAAACATTACCGGGTGGTACAAACCTAGGAGAAATTGATGACTTGAAATACTTCACAAACAAATTGTTAAGAGGTTTAAGAATTCCCAGTTCATATTTGCCAACAGGTGCAGATGATTCTCAAAGCAGTTTCAACGATGGTAGAGTGGGAACAGCATACATTCAAGAATTAAGATTTAACAAATACTGTGAAAGACTACAAAATTTAGTATCAGACGAATTCAATCAAGAGTTTAAACGGTATCTATTAGAAAAAGGTGTGAATATTGATATAGCAATGTTTGATATCAAGTTTCAGCCGCCAATGAACTTTGCTTCTTACAGACAAGCAGAAGTAGACAACAACAGAATTTCCACATACTCACAAATAGCAACAGTGCCGTTTGTAAGCAAACGTTATGCTCTGTCAAGATTCTTAGGATTATCCCCAGAAGAGATGGCAGAAAACGAAAGAATGTGGAGAGAAGAAAATGATGAAACTATGTCAGGTAAACCAACCACTTCAGCAACTGAATTAAGAAGTGCAGGAGTCAGCACAGCAGGTATACAAGCAGATTTAGATGCGGCAGAGCCAACAGAAGATCCAACTGCTCCAGGAGAAGAGGAAGCACCATCGCCAGCAGGAGCACCAGGTGGCGGAACACCAACTTCCAACACATAGGTATAAATAATTTTATGATATTACGTGAACTTTTTTATTACGATCAAATCACAACAGAGCCTGGAGAGCAGAAACAGTATGATGCTTCAGAAGACCAGTCTGTGATGTCATTGGGTGACACACGTAAAACTAGACTTTCGTTGAAACAGATCAACAAAGCAAGAAAAGCCGGAGAATTCCACAAAGAAGAACAAGAAAAAGAGTTGGAATTTGTGAGGCAGATGTACGCCAACCAACCGGAAATGTAATAAATGTCTATTGCTTTTGTATTAGGCAATGGTCTCAGTCGTAAACCAATTCCTTTAGACCCTTTACAACAATTTGGCAAAGTATATGCCTGCAATGCTGTTTATAGAACATACACTCCCAACTATCTAGTGGCAGTGGATGCCAAAATGATCAATGAAATCTGCACAGCAGGTGCTCAGTTGAAAATTCCTGTGTGGACCAATCCAAACAGAGCATATAAAAAGTATCCAGGGTTAAACTTTTTTGAACCCAGTCTAGGATGGTCATCTGGACCCACAGCACTGTGGTTGGCATCTAAAAACATGCATCCATTGATATTTTTATTGGGTTTCGACTTCACAGGCACCAGTGAAGGCAAGTTGAACAACATATTTGGCGACACACCCAACTACAAAAAGAATGCAGACACTGCCACATACCACGGCAATTGGAACAGACAAACCAGCATTATCCTACAGAAAAATCCACTAAAGAGATATATACGAGTAGTACCAGAAGGCACTAGTGTGTTTGAGGCCAAAGACCTTAAGAAGTTCACAAATTATAGTGAAATCACAGTGCAAGAATTTAAAAGACGCTTTCATTTGTAGAATCTGCGTCAAACAAGTCCATATCGGACCATTATCTACCCGTTTTTATACCTATTTGTTAAATAATACATGACAGTCTTACCATAGACAATGTCTATGGTTACCATTAACAGTTAATAGGAGAAAACAATGTCAGATAAAAGTAAATTCGAGCAAATGCTTGAAAAATTAGTCGCTGACGATAGAACAGCGGCAGAAGAAATTTTCCATGATATCGTTGTGGAAAAATCAAGATCAATCTATGAAGGTCTTTTAGAAAATGATATCAAAGATATCGAAGTAGAAGAAACTTCAAAAGAAGACGAATCTAAAAAAGATGACGACGCAGTTGACGAAGCATCAAAAGATGAGTCTAAAGAAGATGATGCAGTTGATGAAGCATCAAAAGATGAAGAAACAACAGACGAATCTTTATTAGATATCGAAAACACAGAAATTGCACCAGTAGAAGCACACGGTGGAGACGCAACAGACGATATGGTTGCTGACATCGGAATGCCAGCACCTACAGGTGATGAAGATAACGGCGACGACTCTGAAAAAGGTGAAGAAGAAATCGAAGACAGAGTAGTTGACCTAGAAGATGCTATTGATGACCTTAAAGCCGAATTTGAAAAAATGATGGGCGATGAGGACAAAAGCGACGACGCAGAAGGCGACGACGCAGAAGACAACGGCGAAGAAAAAGAAGACGAAGCCTTTGTAGATCAATCAGCAGAAGGTGAAACTGCAATCGCAGTTGCTCCTGAACTTGGTGAACAACCAGCAGTAGAAACAGCAGTGCCAAAAACAGCAAGTGAAGAAATTAGAGAATATGTGAACAAAGTAGGCGTAACGCATACAGATGGTTCAGATAACTCTAAATCACCAGTTGCTGGCAAAAATGATATGGGCGGAACGGCTTCTAACATCGCTAAAGGCGGTGAGGAAACAGGTGGTAAAGCACCTGCTCCAAAAGAAGACAACGCAGGTAACATTAATGTACCAGGCGCTAAAGCGAAACCTGTTGCGGCACCAAAGGCCAAGACTAGCACAGAAGATGATACTTCTGCAAAGTCGATAATTGGCAGTTAATAAGGTAGTATAAGGAAAACGGATGTTATCATTACGTGAGACGCTGACTTTTGACCAGGCGGGAATAGTCGTTGAGACTAAGGACGAACACAACGGTAAATCCCTTTACATGAAGGGAATCTGCATTCAGGGAGGTGTTAAAAACGCCAACCAGAGAGTGTATCCTGTTAACGAAATCCAGAGGGCTGTCAGCACACTTAACGATCAAGTCACTGGTGGATACTCGGTGTTGGGCGAAGTGGATCATCCTGAAGGACTTAATATTAACCTTGACCGTGTCAGCCACATGGTAAATGAAATGTGGATGGACGGACCAAACGGATACGGAAAATTAAAAGTGTTACCGACTCCTATGGGACAACTAGTTAAAACAATGCTGGAAAGCGGAGTTAAACTTGGTGTGTCCAGTAGGGGTTCCGGTAATGTTAAAGAAGACGGATCCGGACATGTATCAGATTTTGAAATCATCACAGTAGATATCGTTGCACAACCATCGGCACCGGGAGCATATCCTGAGCCAATATACGAGCATCTAATGAACACAAAGGGTGGTTTAAAAGCATTTAACTCAGCAAGGGACACAAAGGCACAAAAATATCTAAAAGAACAACTAATAAACATAATTGGAAAACTCCAATCTAAATAGGAGAAAAAGAATGTTAGAAGCACTGAAATCACTTTTTGAAAATAACGGTATTTCCGAAGAGATCAGAGCAGAAATAGAATCCGCATGGAACCAGAAAGTTGAAGAAAACAAACTTTCTGCCACTGCTGATCTTCGTAAAGAATTTGCAGAGAAGTACGAACACGACAAAGCAAATTTAACAGAGGCTGTTGATAAAATGGTATCTGAAAGACTCGAAGCAGAAATGGCAGAGTTCGCAGACGACAAGAAAGCACTTGCTGAAGAGAGAGTTAAGTATGCTACTCAAATCGGTGAACACGCAGAAAAGTTAAAATCGTTTGTTTTTGAAAAACTTAAAGGCGAAGTTGCTGAACTATACGCAGACCAAAAAGTTATGGCAGAAAATTTTGTCAAACTTGAGGAATTTGTGGTAGAAGCTCTGTCTAAAGAAATTGCAGAATTTCAAAAAGACAAACAAGACGTTGCTGAAACAAAAGTACGTCTTATCAGAGAAGCAAAAGCACATTTTGAAAAAGTTAGAAGTAACTTTGTGAAAAAAGGTGCTAGTAAAGTGTCAGAAATAGTGAGCAAAACTCTTAAGTCAGAGATCAGTTCATTAAAAGAAGACATTGAAGCGGCTCGCAAAAACGACTTTGGTCGCAGACTGTTTGAATCTTATCAACAAGAATATTCACAATCGTTCTTGAATGAAAAAAGTGAAACAGCAAAACTTATGAAGGTAGTGGACATTTCGAAACTACAGGCAGAAGAAGCGATGAAGACTGTCAATGAGAAGCAAAAAGTAATTGAAGCAAAAGAATTAGAAATTGCTACAATTAAAGAAGCGGCAGAGAGAAGTAACGTAATCAATGAGTTAACACACCCATTGAACACAGAACAAAAAGAAATAATGAACAATCTACTGGAGAGTGTGCAGACGGGTGCTTTACGAAAGCAATTCGAAAAGTACATACCATCTGTTCTAAACGGTAGGACTCCAGCGAAAAAACAGGCTATAAATGAAGGCACAGAAGTAACAGGCGATAAACAAATTAACATTGTAAACAGCAGTCAATTCAATAGCAACATCGTTGATATTAGAAGACTTGCTGGTATATAAAAAACAAAGGAGAAAAACACAATGTCAGAACTAACAGAAACTCGCTGGCAGGATACAAAGAGTGCGTTACTAGAAGGCCTAACTGGAAATAAAAAAGCAGTTATGGCTACAACTTTGGAAAATACTAGACAGTATCTTTCAGAGTCGGCAACAGCAGGTGCTACATCTGCCGGTAACGTTGCAACTCTAAACAGAGTGATCCTACCCGTGATCAGAAGGGTTATGCCTACTGTAATTGCTAACGAATTGGTTGGAGTACAACCAATGACTGGCCCAGTTGGACAAATCCACACACTAAGAGTAAGATATGCAGAAGCGGCAACATCAGGCGGCGGACTAGCGGCAGGGGCTGAAGCATTATCACCATTTGCAATTGCACAAGGTTATTCAGGTAACGATGTAGCAGATCCAAATGGTAATGCAGACGCAACAGCCACTAAAGAAGGAAGTGGTGGTAGAGCAATGTCA